TTTAAGGCGCACGCCTGGAACGCGTGTAAACTCGAAAGGGTTTCGGGGGTTCGAATCCCCCCCTCTCCGCCAGTTCTTTTTTCGCCACCGGCCAGGTGTTGGCGCCAACCAGCTCGGCGATCAGATCCTGAACGATCAAATGGTCTGATCTTCCGGGGCAACTCTCGCGGAAGCGAGATCAGGCGGAATAGTGGTGATATCTACTGAGATTTTTGCCGCCCACGCATCCAAAATAAAAAATGATCAGACTAAATGATCGGGAGTGGCCATAACTGCTATGGCGTGTTACGTAGTGGTTGGCGACGGCGTAGCGGAAAAAAGATCAGACCATTTGATCGAAAACCCTACAACTGAAAAACCTAGGCGTTCAAAGGAAGATTTCGCACTTTTCAGGGTCGTCTGTAGGATTGCTACAGTTTGTAGCGCGCGAGCAAAACTTATATTACTCCGCATCGGCATCGGCCGGATCGACTCTGAAGATTAGGTCGCAGGCACAGTTCGGATGCGGGTTGTCGCCCTCGGGAAACTCATCATCGATGCTGATCCAGCCGGCCGCGAGGTTACTCATACAGAGCGGGCAAGCGTCGTCGGTGATCTCCCAATGCTTGCTTTGAGCGCCGGCCGCGACCGCCGAGATTCTCCCGCCAACTCGCCGCGCGATCGCCGTCTCGGTTCGAGCGATCGACAGCGCCCTCGTTGGCGAGAAGGCGTAATTGTCGCGCAGCGTGTCCCGCAGTCGGCCGACCGACCATCCTTCCTCTATCGATTGCGCCAGCGTGGCGCGGAGCATCTCCGGCGTCGTCTCCGCGAAATCCTTGAGCAGCTCCGCGCCGCGCGCCCGCGCGTAATTGACCGCCTCCCTATCGACAACGCCACGAACCTTGGCGGTCAAACCGATCTGAGTGCCAACCTCGATTCCCCGCTCGTGAAACGCACGTGCCAAGTCAGGGCCGATCTCATCGGACAGGATCGCGAAGCCCTCCTCGAGGACTTCCTTGATAAGCGCGAGCAGCTCATCCGCCTTCATAGTTTTTCGCGATCAGATCGATCGCGTCCGCACCGATTTTGTTAAGCCGCGAAGCGATGCGCTCTAGTAGCGATTCCAGCGGCTCTTTTTTTTTTGCGCGGCCGAAAGCGCGGAGTCCGCACCGCCGTCACCACTATCGCCGCTGCTCGATCCGCCTGATTTGATTGGAACCAACAGATCGTCGCCGACTTCCGGTTCCGGCAGTCCGAGTTTATCGAGCACCGTGCGCTGCCCGACCTTCAGTCCGCGGTCGACCATCGCTCCGACCACGTCGACGAACACCTTTACATCCTGATCATCGGGGAGCCCCAGCCAGAATTGCGGATACTTCTTTTGCGGGCCGATGTTCAGATCGACCAGCGGCTTCACGAGCTGGCGGCTGATACTGAGCGAAAGCTCGCGCGCGTCGTACGCCAGGATGTCGCCCTTGACCGACTCGTGGACCTGGGCCGCGGCCCGCGAGCCGCCGCCCTTCGGGAGCTCGGTAGTGAGAGTTTGGCCGAGCACGAGCTTCGACATCGCCGCGTCGAGGTACATGCACAGCTTCTCGTAAAGCTCGGCGCTCGCACGCGCCTGTCCACCGCTGTCAACGAACTCGATGTTCATCGACTCCGGAATGATCGCGGCGGCATCAGTTCCGATCGCGGCGACCGCGCGAAGCAACGTTTCCTTGTCCTGCTCACTCGCGCCCGCGCCATATTTTCCGGTGCGTAGCGGCTGGCCGAAAATTTCACAGAAGGTGATCCAATCCTTCAGGCAATAGATCTTGAAGAGGTACGCCCACGAGGCGATCCGGGTCAGGCCGCCGCGAATAGGGAAGCCCGCTTTCGCTCGGGATACATGTTGGATGAATTTGAATGGCGCCAGCGGCGCGGTCATCGGCTGATATCCGATGCGCGCGTCGGGGCTGCCGCCCATCACCGGCTTGTACGCGGTCTTTGATAGTGTTCCGGGCACGCCCGGGATCTCCGGCCCGACGTTGTCGAGCGTGCGCACCAGGAGTTCGGTCCCGCTTATCCAGTCGAACATGAACCAACGCGGGTCGCGCCATTCCACACTGCGCGGAACCCACTGCTTGCCGCTCTGGTCCCAGATTATTTCCGAGGCTGAAAACCCTTTGCCGAGCGAATCGAGAATCGCCACCAGGTCCATCTGCATTTCGCTGTCGAGCAGGACCTCTTTGACAAAATCCGCGATCTTCTGCGATTCCGCGTCTTTTCCGGCCGGCTTGATGATCGGTTCGAGCTGCGCGACCGCGCGCTTGCGAGTATTCAAGATGCCCGAGTAGTGCAGGTCGCGCTCCTCGATGTCCTCGCAGAGCTCCAGATAGTAAAAGGGATCGCCGTACTCCGCGATCCTCATCACCGATGACAGCCGCTCCGGCGTGAGTCCGGCCGCGACGTGCACAGTCGAATAGATATTGCGCAGCCCGGCGAGTGTCGGCGCGGCCTGCTGCTGTTTGAGCCGGCTCAGATCGACCTTGCGGCCGAGATAGTCATATAGGATTGGATCAGCCATCAGCGCAAACCAAACCAGCCGCCCGCGCGCTTGAACTTCGAGAGGCTATAGTCAGAGGCTTCATCGTTCCGATCGGCGTCCGCCGATCCTTCGTCGAAGAACTTCTTGAGCTTCGCGGGACGATAATCGAACACCTGTGGATCAAGCTTGCTCGCGTACCACGCCAACGCGCCCGCGATCGCCGAATCGCCGTGCCTCTGGTTACCGGCTGAGTCGGTGGTCCTGCGCTCGGGAACCTTGGCGACGCCCTTGTCCATCACCAGCGCGCGATGGTCGCTCAAAACCTCGCTATCGCGTGGCAGTTCTATCGTTCCGTCCTCGAACGCGGCCTTGTAGCGCGGCATGTTGTCGCGATACCACTCCTGCGAGAGCATCACCTGCTCGATCCGCTGGCCGTATCGGATTGCGGCGCGCTCGGCGAGGTATTGGCCGTTGCCGCGCGCGTCCATCGCACCTGCCTGGAAGCGCGGGAGACGATCAACGACGTAACAGAGTATTTGCTCCTGCTGGCGAAAGGGTACGTTGCGCAGTTCGAGCAGGAACGGGGTCCGGCGCAGGAGATTCGGCATGAACTGAAGCGGCCATATCACGGTGAGGTCGCCACTGCGGCCGAAATCCTCGCCGAAGCAGGTCATCAGCTTCGGATCGAGAGCTTTCAGAATCGGTTCCAGCTTTTGAATGCAGAAATCTTCGGCGTCCTTCATCCGTTTGTGCTCATCGCGATCGAGAAACGTATAATCGCGCTGCCAGCGGATGATCGGAACCTCTTCGCGCATGCGGGATTCGATCAGCACAGTCGGCAGGAACACTCCGCCCGACGCACTGGGTATGCAGAGCAGCTCTTCATCGGCCTTCGATCCATATTCGGCGAACAATTCCGCGCGGAACCTCGCCTCGGCGGCTTCGCTGTATGCGATGCTCTGGTCAGCGCAGATTGCGCGGTAAAGTCCCTGCCTCATCGCATCGTCGAAGGTGGTGCGATGGAGTGAGTATTTGAGACGTCCCGCGCGGATATTAGTGACCAGCTCATTGAACGCGCTGTTCTCGCCGTTGTGGGTCGAGATGATATGCACCCGGCCGCCCCAGATTCGGAATGCGAGCGCCGCTTTGAGCAGCCCTTCGAGATCATCGTGGAACGCGGCTTCGTCGATGACCGCGAGGCCCTGTTTTCCGCGCAGGTTCGAGGGCCGCGACGACAGCGCGACGATCTTGTGCCCGCTAGCGAAGCGAATCCGGTAGGCGAGGATGTTTTTGTCCTCATCCTCGATCACGGTTTCCTCGATCGCCTCGGCCGCTCGCTTGAGCCGCTTGACCCACATCGCGGCGGTCTCAACGAACTCGAGCGCCATTTCCTTGTTGTAGCCGATGTACCAGCAGTCCATGCCGGCTTTGCCGGCGGTCGATGCGGTCAGCGCGCAATCGAATGCTTCCGCCCATGTGATTCCGATGCGGCGCGACTTCTCAAAGCACTTCACGCCCGCCTGGTCGGCGATCCATTTGCGCTGATAGGGGAGGAAGAGATCCGTCAGCTTCACACTTCCACCTCGGCGATCGCTTTGCGGATCGCGGCCGCGGTATCGGCCGACAGGCCGCCGGCAGTCGCGGCGGCATCGATATCCTTCAGCGCGGGCGCGACTTTCCTCGCGAGCTCGGCGGCGATCTCCTTGCGGATGCGCATCTCGAGCTCGACCGTGGTTTTCTCCGCGGCGGCGAGATTCTTGATCGCGGTCGAAAGAAAAAAGAGTTCCTTGGAATC